AACTACCTCTTCAACAACTGGTTCTTCGACAACTACTTCTTCGATAACTGCTTCTTCAGCAATTACCTCTTCAGCAACTTCTTCAACATTTTCTGCTGAAATCCAATCGTGCTGTTCATATAAATTTTCCATAATTTCCTCCAATCCTATTATATCAGAATATGACTAGAGGGGAGCGAGTTTTAAGCCCTACTCCCCTCCGTCAATCAGTCAGATTTTATGACTCTGCTGCAGCATCTGCATAAGCAACTGCATCAAGTTCTTCCCACTGAATACCAAAGCGAATGAATACTGTGTATTCAATCGTATCTTTCTTTGGCTTGTATTCACGGTTGACAGTGATGTCACGCTGGAAGCCCCATACACGGTTAGCAGGGAATGTCAAATCGACATAACCTTCTGGATAGTAAGGAACTTCAAGAACATCAATACCAAGTACACGAGTTGTTCGTGCATTTCCGAGGGTTTGACCTTGACCGTTGAGGTATGCAGCACGAGATGCTTCGGTTGAACCTACAGCATCCCATACAGTACCGTTATTCTTAACGATACCTGCAAAGGCATCTGTACCTGCATAGAACTTCATTCCAGATCGCAATGCACGATACTTTCGTGGCATTGCAAGAATGATGTCCTGCATTACTTCTGGTGTCCAAGCATTATCTGAAACGGTAACAACTGCTTCATGAGCATCTGAACCGTCAGTAACCTTGTAAACGAAACCTTCCATAATAGAAAGGAAGTTTCCTGTTGATCCATCACCGTTGATAGCCAAATCTTCGATATCATTACCGAAAGCATTGGTCATCAAGCGTACGAGATGGTCTTCAAGAGCACCCCCTTCAATATTATCTTCAAGAGCCTCTGTAGAAACTTCCCAATCAAGACGAATCTTCTTGGTTGTTAGTTCTACTTTGGTGAAGGTTGCACCAGCATTTGTGTAATCACCGTCTGCTTGATTCGCAGCACGAATCACTCGCTCACCAACATTAACTTTTTCAAGTTCCATTGTGTTGGCTCGCATTGTAACTCTACGACCATCGTTAGCGAGAACTGTTGCATCCCACACATAGTCGATGAATCGGCGAGCCTGTTCAGGTGCGAGAATACCACCAGCAACGCCAGTTGGATTTACTGCATTTGGACCTGAAGTATCGCCATAGATTGGAGTAGGCACATTGCCCAATGCATCTAGTGCAGGGTTGCTTACACCACCAATACCTCCTGATGCAAACACACCTTCATCAGCAGCCTTTAGGATTTCTTTTTCTTGTTCCGACATATTGTTCACCTCCTAGTGTTTTTTATTTGAATAGGTCGGCAGTTTTGAGGAAACGCCCGCCCCATAGGGATTTTTGAACCATTTCTGGTTCCTGCACGATCTCGCCTAGATCGCCAGACTTGCGGAAAGCGGTATCGGCTTCAACAGCATCTACTCGTTTTCCAAACTCATTAAAGTTACCCTTGATTGTGCTAACCTCATTTGACACTTCATCAAGAGACTTTGATAGTGCAGCAATTTGTTCGTGAAGTGATTTCACGGTTGCTGCAAGATCGCCAAAGGCATCTGCTACTGTTTGCTTGATTTCAGAAACGGACTTTTCAAGACCATCTTCTTCAACAACTTCCTCAGCAACTACTTTTTCAGCAGAATCTTCTTCAGGAGAAACTGATTTTTCAACAACTTCTTCTGCAACTACTTCTTCTGCTACTTCGGCTACTTCAGCCACTTCTGGCTGTGCCTCTGGAGCGACCTCAACATTTTCAACAGCAGTTTCTTCAACTGCAACTGTTTCTTCTGTCATAGGACTTACCTCCTCATTCTTCTTAATTGTCACAATGCCTTTAGCACTATCAACTAAGAACTTTACCATTTCTGCATCACTGTTTTCTACAAAACCAATATTCTGCATTTTATCTGCACAAGAAGGGCAAGCAGCACCCTCATCATCGGAAATCTGAACAATATCATCTGAACTGCACCAGTAAACATTATCTACATCAGCCTTAGACAAGAAACCACTAAGAGTGTTCTGTCCATCAACCTTTTCGATAGAAATTACATTAGCAAATTGATTTGCTGGATTATCAACAAGTGATAATTCGTGTAGTTCATATTCCTTGATAATACGGATTGATTTATCTAGTTCTGCACTATATCCGTCATCAAATTTTTGGATGCTTCCCCCGATTGAAAAACCTGTGTATGTACCGTCCAAAACCTTCTCCCATGCATCCTGAGCACCCTTTGAAACATACGCAGAAACATAAACTCCTTTATAGAACTTTTTAGTCGTAGGATCAAAATAACGATCCTCTTTAAAGGAGACAACTTTTCCAACTGCACTCGGAGTGTGCATTTCACGAAGATTTCCACGAAACTTTTTAAAGGCATTGACACTAGCATCGGATGTTACGATGTCACCCTGCTTGTCAATGTTGTCAAGGGTAGCAAAACCAGAGACGACTCTACGCTCTGTATCAACCTTGTTAATAGGCATAGAAAAGCGAACATTGTCGCCATCCGTAACAAAAGTAGCCTTATTGATATTCATACAGTTTATATTATAGCAAATCTTTTTAACAAATGTCTGAAATATCCGTTATTGTGAAGATCGACCTTCACCTTGCGGATTTCTGCCACTAATTGTAGCAGAACTATCTGACGAATTGTTCGCCCTTTCGCTATCCCTTTCTCTGTTTTGTGCTAAGTTTGCCCTAGCATCTGCTGCTTGTCTTGCACCCATTTCAAATGGTTCATCGCCATATTCAACTTGTGGTAAGCCCAAGACTTCACGAGCCTCGTTAGGCAACATAACCTTTGTCTTAATGTAACGCTCAATAATCTGAGATTGTGCAATCTCATCTGTAAGAGTCATTTCATTAAATCTAAATTCAAGGATGTCTGTTTGCTCTTTGACAATCTTATTTACAAATTTTTCAAGATGTTGTTGTGCAGGTCTAGCAACTTGCTCTTTAAATGTACGGTCTTGTGCTAGTGCTGCTGCAATACCACTTGCCTCTGTACCACCCAATTTTGTGATTGGGACTTGATGAGCAATAAGAATATCATCACGATTCTGTTTACGATATTTCTCAAATGAAGCCTCTTGTACTCCAGCCTCAATTGGCTCCATATTAAATTCAACTTTACGAGTATCTGTGTCACCAGGAAGTGGGATGTAGAGAGTTCTGTGTGACTGAGCCTTTAGTCCAGTCTGAAGGAACCTAAACATTTTGTCTTCGGCATCAGCAGAAAGTGTTGCACCTTTAAGTGTCACAATATATCGTGGTACAGCCTTATTTTCAAAATAATCAATGTTATATTGAGAGGCTAGTTGGTCTCCCAAAAGTGATGGAAGTGCTGCCACAATATCTGGTACGCCATAATAAGTGTTAAGTGGAGAGTATTCTTTAAGATGAATAATCTCATTTGGTCGTGGATCACTTGTAATCGGGTTTGGATTCTTTGCCCCAAAATTTCTAAAATAAACAACTTTTTCTCCAATAATCTGAACATATCCATCACGAATTCTACGGACACGCATAGTGATAGCAGGAATATGTCCTACATATCCAATTTCTCCAGTAACAGTTCTGCCAACTTCAATATATGCATTTCCTGTTGCCTGAAGGTCAATATAAACCTTTTCCATTGTCTTAATAAATGAGTCATCATCATTAAGTGATTCTAACCATTCTTCAAGTTCAATCTTTGCCCTGTCAATTCTACGCCTTGCTCTGTCTAGGGCTGCAGGATCTTCTACCATTTCAAGACGCATTGCAGTTCTATCTGTTACCTCAAAATGATATCCAAGACTTACAATGTTTTCTACCTTTGCATCAATGGCTGCGTGATTAGCAAAAGAAGTATCATAGAAGTTAGCCAATTCATAAAGATTATATGGTGGTGTAATAACATCAAAAAGACCATAACCATTACGAAAGATCATTCCAGGTTGCAAAGCCTTTGAGCCTGTATCTTCTTGACCACTTTGAATTGCATTTGCTGCATCTAAATATGCTGCTGATGGTTGAGCCTTGTTAATTTTACGAGTTTCTCGTCTTTTAAAGTTTG